TCCGGTTGGTGATTTTGGTTGGTTTGGCGATTGATCAGATCGCACAATCCGGGCTGAGTTCCCTTTCAGTGATCTACTATTCCGCGCAGCTATTTAGGCTTGCTGATCCCGCGCAACAAAACGCCATGCTTTGCTCGCAGATGGTTGGCAACCGACGACAGTCCTGCTAAAACGTTCGTTTGATATCATTTTTCCTAAAATTGAATGGCAGAGAATCATGAGTGACAGCCAGACGCTGGTGGTAAAACTCGGCACCAGTGTGCTAACAGGCGGATCGCGCCGTCTGAACCGTGCCCATATCGTTGAACTTGTTCGCCAGTGCGCGCAGTTACATGCCGCCGGGCATCGGATTGTTATTGTGACGTCGGGCGCGATCGCCGCCGGACGTGAGCACCTGGGTTACCCGGAACTGCCAGCGACCATCGCCTCGAAACAACTGCTGGCGGCGGTAGGGCAGAGTCGACTGATTCAACTGTGGGAACAGCTGTTTTCGATTTATGGCATTCACGTCGGGCAAATGCTGCTGACCCGTGCTGATATGGAAGACCGTGAACGCTTCCTGAACGCCCGCGACACCCTGCGAGCGTTGCTCGATAACAATATCGTTCCGGTAATCAATGAGAACGATGCTGTCGCTACGGCAGAGATTAAGGTCGGCGATAACGATAACCTTTCTGCGCTGGCGGCGATTCTTGCGGGTGCCGATAAACTGTTGCTGCTGACCGATCAAAAAGGTTTGTATACCGCTGACCCGCGCAGCAATCCGCAGGCAGAACTGATTAAAGATGTTTACGGCATTGATGACGCACTGCGCGCGATTGCCGGTGACAGCGTTTCAGGCCTCGGAACTGGCGGCATGAGTACCAAATTGCAGGCCGCTGACGTGGCTTGCCGTGCGGGTATCGACACCATTATTGCCGCGGGCAGCAAGCCGGGCGTTATTGGTGATGTGATGGAAGGCATTTCCGTCGGTACGCTGTTCCATGCCCAGGCGACTCCGCTTGAAAACCGTAAACGCTGGATTTTCGGTGCGCCGCCGGCGGGTGAAATCACGGTAGATGAAGGGGCAACTGCCGCCATTCTGGAACGCGGCAGCTCCCTGTTGCCGAAAGGCATTAAAAGCGTGACTGGCAATTTCTCGCGTGGTGAAGTCATCCGCATTTGCAACCTCGAAGGCCGCGATATCGCCCACGGCGTCAGTCGTTACAACAGCGATGCATTACGCCGTATTGCCGGACACCACTCGCAAGAAATTGATGCAATACTGGGATATGAATACGGCCCGGTTGCCGTTCACCGTGATGACATGATTACCCGTTAAGGAGCAGGCTGATGCTGGAACAAATGGGCATTGCCGCGAAGCAAGCCTCGTATAAATTAGCGCAACTCTCCAGCCGCGAAAAAAATCGCGTGCTGGAAAAAATCGCCGATGAACTGGAAGCACAAAGCGAAATCATCCTCAACGCTAACGCCCAGGATGTTGCTGACGCGCGAGCCAATGGCCTTAGCGAAGCGATGCTTGACCGTCTGGCACTGACGCCCGCACGGCTGAAAGGCATTGCCGACGATGTACGTCAGGTGTGCAACCTCGCCGATCCGGTGGGGCAGGTAATCGATGGCGGCGTACTGGACAGCGGCCTGCGTCTTGAGCGTCGTCGCGTACCGCTGGGGGTTATTGGCGTGATTTATGAAGCGCGCCCGAACGTGACGGTTGATGTCGCTTCGCTGTGCCTGAAAACCGGTAATGCGGTGATCCTGCGCGGTGGCAAAGAAACGTGTCGCACTAACGCTGCAACGGTGGCGGTGATTCAGGACGCCCTGAAATCCTGCGGCTTACCGGCGGGTGCCGTGCAGGCGATTGATAATCCTGACCGTGCGCTGGTCAGTGAAATGCTGCGTATGGATAAATACATCGACATGCTGATCCCGCGTGGTGGCGCTGGTTTGCATAAACTGTGCCGCGAACAGTCGACGATCCCGGTGATCACAGGTGGTATAGGCGTATGCCATATTTATGTTGATGAAAGTGTAGAGATTGCTGAAGCATTAAAAGTGATCGTCAACGCGAAAACTCAGCGTCCGAGCACATGTAATACGGTAGAAACGTTGCTGGTGAATAAAAACATCGCCGATAGCTTCCTGCCCGCATTAAGCAAACAAATGGAGGAAAGCGGCGTGGCATTACACGCAGATGCAGCTGCGCTGGCGCAGTTGCAGACAGGCCCCGCGAAGGTGGTGGCTGTTAAAGCGGAAGAGTATGACGATGAGTTTCTGTCATTAGATTTGAACGTCAAAATCGTCAGTGATCTTGACGATGCCATCGCCCATATTCGTGAACACGGCACACAACACTCCGATGCGATCCTGACCCGCGATATGCGCAACGCCCAGCGTTTTGTTAACGAAGTGGATTCGTCCGCTGTTTACGTTAACGCCTCTACGCGTTTTACCGACGGCGGCCAGTTTGGACTGGGTGCGGAAGTGGCGGTAAGCACACAAAAACTCCACGCGCGTGGCCCAATGGGGCTGGAAGCACTGACCACTTACAAGTGGATCGGCATTGGTGATTACACCATTCGTGCGTAAATAAAACCGGGTGATGCAAAAGTAGCCATTTGATTCACAAGGCCATTGACGCATCGCCCGGTTAGTTTTAACCTTGTCCACCGTGATTCACGTTCGTGAACATGTCCTTTCAGGGCCGATATAGCTCAGTTGGTAGAGCAGCGCATTCGTAATGCGAAGGTCGTAGGTTCGACTCCTATTATCGGCACCATTTAAATCAATAAGTTACACATCATTAGTACCTTCCTTATTTTTTGACTGGGACAAATTTGGGACCGATGGGTTCAGGATCGAGTCTATTTGCCGTGCGTGTTCGGTAAGGTGATTAGGTGCAAGGTGAGCATATCGACGAACCATTTCGATAGACTCCCAGCCTCCCATTTCCTGTAACACTGACAACGGGACTCCGGCTTGAACCAGCCAACTTGCCCAGGTGTGTCTCAAGTCGTGAAATCTGAAATCATCAATACCAGCCCGTCTCAGCGCCGCTTTCCAGGCTGTGTTTGCGTCATACCGCATCTTCCTTACTGTTGGCGCTTTCGTTCCGTCTGGTTTGGTACAGCTTTCCTTGTACACAAATACCCAACGGTGATGATTCCCGATTTGTTTTTTCAATACACGACATGCAGTATCATTCAGCGCAACGCCAATTGCGCGGTTTGATTTACTCTCTTCCGGGTTTATCCATGCCACCCGGCGCTGCATGTCTATTTGTTGCCATTCAAGGTTGATGATGTTTGAGCGTCTTAAACCTGTTGCCAGTGCAAATTCAACAACAGACTTTAATGGCTCCGGACATTCATCAATCAGCCTTTGTGCTTCATGAGGCTCCAGCCAGCGGATCCGTTTATTCTTTGGTTGAGGCACTTTAATAATTGGTGCCTTATCCAGCATTTTCCATTCACGCTCTGCGGCTCTTAGCAGGGCCTTTATAAATGAAAGATGCGTTGCCTTCGTTGCAACGGACGCTGGTTTTGGCGTGTATTCTGGAACAGGTTTCCCTTTTTTTCTGCATGCTTCTGCCCTGAGTTTCCAGTTTTCCTCATGACGCCGGTTCGTCATTTTCTGAATTGCTGAATAAATTTTTGATTCAGTAATGTCTCTTAATTGCATCCCTGCGAAATGTTGAAGCCAGAATCCGATCCGGCTTTTGTCATCGTCCAGTGATTTTTTATGTGCTTTCTCTTCAAGCCACCTGACACACGCTTCCTCGAACGTCATATCAGGTATTTCACCAAGTTTGCTGACCCGCCATGCTTCAGCCTTTAGCTTGTCATGGAGCTCTGTCGCCTGCCTTTTGTCCTTTGTTCCAAGAGACTGTTTAAATCTTTTACCGTTCGGCAATGTGAAACTGGCGTACCATATTTCACTTCTGCGGAAGAGTGACATTTTCTTTCCTCTGTTATGCCATCACCCGCGCTCACCTTGACAGTATGCAGCGGAGACTGAAGTGCCGCAATGCAGGCTTGTCGTGTTGTGAGGTAAGGAGATTTTAGTTTAGTGGGGTCTTTGCGTGTTGCCTGTAGGCGGCCTGTTCGTATCCAGTTGGTAGCGGTAGGTCTGGATATCTTGAGAAACTGACAGGCCTCATCGAGTGTGAGGCTGTATGATTCCATGGTTACCTCTGCTTTTTGAACGCATGTCACGTAACTTCTTAATGTGTTCTGCCGTTTCGATCTCTTCTGCTATCCGATCTGCATCAGCTTTATTCACAGGTTCAAAGTCATGATTAAAGCGGAACATGCTGGCGATACATGTTCTGCCTTTTCGGATGTAGTGAACTTTGTTGTGGGTAGAACGCAGGATTTTGCAGGGAGTGCCGTGGTGGTCGACGTACCAGGTGTTAGGAAAAATGATTCTGAACATTTTTACACCTCAGTTGGACGATGTTGAAATTTGCTGCTTTGAGGCCATCACAGTCCCCATTGTTTGTTCTTAAGTTCGATCTCCTCCTGACAACTTGCACAAGTCCGACAACCCTGAACGACCAGGCGTCTTCGTTCATCTATCGGATCGCCACACTCACAACAATGAGTGGCAGATATAGCCTGGTGGTTCAGGCGGCGCATTTTTATTGCTGTGTTGCGCTGTAATTCTTCAATTTCTGATGCTGAATCAATGATGTCTGCCATCTTTCATTAATCCCTGAATTGTTGGTTAATACGCTTGAGGGTGAATGCGAATAATAAAAAAGGAGCCTGTAGCTCCCTGATGATTTTGCTTTTCATGTTCACCGTTCCTTAAAAACGCCGTTTAACATGCCGATTGCCAGGCTTAAATGAGTCGGTGTGAATCCCATCAGCGTTACCGTTTCGCGGTGCTTCTTCAGTACGCTACGGCAAATGTCATCGACGTTTTTATCCGGAAACTGCTGTCTGGTTTTTTTGATTTCAGAATTAGCCTGACGGGCAATGCTGCGAAGGGCGTTTTCCTGCTGAGGTGTCACTGAACAAGCCCCATGTCGGCAAGCATAAGCACACAGAATATGAAGCCCGCTGCCAGAAAAATGCATTCAGTGGTTGTCATACCTGGTCTCTCTCATCTGCTTCTGCTTTCGCCACCATCATTTCCAGCTTTTGTGAAAGGGATGTGGCTAACGTATGAAATTCTTCGTCTGTTTCTACTGGTATTGGCACAAACCTGACTCCAATTTGAGCGAGGCTATGTGCCATCTCGATACTCGTTCTTAACTCAACAGGAGATGCTTTGTGCATACAGCCCCCCGTTTATTATTTATCTCCTCAGCCAGCCGCTGTGCTTTCAGGGGATTTCGGATAACAGGAAGGCCGGGAAATACCCAGCCTCGCTTTGTAACGGAGTAGACGAAAGTGATCGCGCCTACCCGGATATTATCGTGAGGATGCTTCATCGCCATTGCTCCCCAAATACAAAACCAATTTCAGCCAGTGCCACGTCCATTTTTTCGATGAACTCCGGCACCATCTCGTCAAAATTCGCCATGTACTTTTCATTCCGCTCAATCACGACATAATGCAGGCCTTCACGCTTCATACGCGGGTCATAGTTGGCAAAGTACCAGGCATCTTTTCGCGTCACCCACATGCTGTACTGCACCTGGGCCATGTAAGCCGACTTTATGGCCTCGAAACCACCGAGCCGGAACTTCATGAAATCCCGGGAGGTAAACGGGCATTTCAGCTCAAGGCCATTGCCGTCACTGCATAAACCATCGGGAGAGCAGGCGGTGCGCATACTTTCGTCGCGATAGATGATCGGGGATTCAATAACATTTACGCCGGAAGTGAACTCAAACAGGGTTCTGGCGTCGTTCTCGTACTGTTTTCCCCAGGCCAGCGCTTTAGCGTTAACTTCCGGAGCCACACCGGTGCAAACCTCAGCCAGCAGGGTGTGGAAGTAGGACATTTTCATGTCAGGCCACTTCTTTCCTGATCGGGGCTTTGCTATCACGTTGTGAACTTCTGAAGCGGTGATGACGCCGAGCCGTAATTTGTGCCATGCATCATCCCCCTGTTCGACAGCTCTCACGTCGATCCCGGTACGCTGCAGGATAATGTCCGGTGTCATGCTGCCACCTTCTGCTCAGTGGCTTTCTGTTTCAGGAATCCAAGAGCTTTCACTGCTTCGGCCTGTGTCAGTTCTGACGATGCGCGAATGTCGCGGCGAAATATCTGGGAACAGAGCGGCAATAAGTCGTCATCCCATGTTTTATCCAGGGAGATCAGCAGAGTGTTAATCTCCTGCATGGTTTCATCGTTAACCGGAGTGATGTCGCGTTCTGGCTGACGTTCTGCAGTGTATGCAGTATTTTCGACAATGCGCTCGGCTTCATCCTTGTCATAGATACCAGCAAATCCGAAGGCCAGACGGGCACACTGAATCATGGCTTTATGCCGTAACATCCGTTTGGGATGCGACTGCCACGGCCCCGTGATTTCTCTGCCTTCGCGAGTTTTGAATGGTTCGCGGCGGCATTCATCCATCCATTCGGTAACGCAGATCGGATGATTACGGTCCTTGCGGTAAATCCGGCATGTACAGGATTCATTGTCCTGCTCAAAGTCCATGCCATCAAACTGCTGGTTTTCATTGATGATGCGGGACCAGCCATCAACGCCCACCACCGGAACGATGCCGTTCTGCTTATCAGGGAAGGCGTAAATTTCTTTCGTCCACGGATTAAGGCCGTACTGGTTGGCGACGATCAACAATGCGATGAACTGCGCATCGCTGGCATCACCTTTAAATGCCGTCTGGCGAAGAGTGGTGATCAGTTCCTGTGGGTCGACAGAATCCATGCCGACACGTTCAGCCAGCTTCCCTGCCAGCGTTGCGAGTGCTGTACTCATCCGTTTTATACCTCTGAATCAATATCAACCTGGTGGTGAGCAATGGTTTCAACCATGTACCGGATGTGTTCTGCCATGCGCTCCTGAAACTCAACATCGTCATCAAACGCACGGGTAATGGCTTTTTTGCTGGCCCCGTGGCGTTGCAAATGATCGATGCATAGCGATTCAAACAGGTGCTGGGGCAGGCCTTTTTCCATGTCGTTTGCCAGTTCTGCCTCTTTCTCTTCACGGGCGATCTGCTGGTAGTGACGCGCCCAGCTCTGAGCCTCAAGACGATCCTGAATGTAATAAGCGTTCATGGCTGAACTCCTGAAAATGGCTGTGAAAATATCGCCCGCGAAATGCCAGGCTGATTAGGAAAACAGGAAAGGGGGGTTAGTGATTCAGGCCGTTACCGCGTCCGTCGAGAAAAACTTCCACGAGCAAATCACGGGTATAAGTGCGCTCGATGCCGCGATGCAGATAAAGCCGTCCGCGTAAATTAGCTGATGCAGTCCAGGTACCATCTTTGTGTTTGACCAGCATTCCTGGCATGACCGCACCGCGATTAACGGTCTGCGTTCCGTAATGTTGATGAACCATAAAAACTCCTGCCCGTAAGCTGGGCTGCTGAACAAATAAGGGGTTGCGCAGTATTTGGCGGTGGATGGCCGCCGGTTGTCATAACTAAGTCGCCTCGTTGAAGCAACTGAGGTATGAAGTGTTGAGTTGATTTCAGCTGGTCACACCGACGTTCACGCGTCCGTTTCACCCCTCGCACTCCCCGGAGCCTGCTGAAATCAAGCTGCGGATCTAAGCGGTCATCGCAACGGTGAATCAGGTGGTTGCCGTATCGTTGTGTTGTTGCGATATGGTGATAATAGCTATTGCTATTGGTGATATCAATACTTATTGCTATCGTTAGATGTGTTTTGATATTAAATGTTTGATAGCAAAAAGAATTAATTTTGTGACTTGCATCGCATAGCGATAACTGAAGCGGGGTTGTGGTGGTTTTTTGAGCGGTTTGTGTGATGAGGGGAGGCAAAAGAAAACCCGGCACGGTGGCCGGGTTATTAATAAGGAATATCACATACAAAAATAAATTTTAAACTTGGGGAAGTATTTTTTTTGCAAAATCAATAGTTTCTTTGTGGTTGGATGCAGGTATATGATTTATTTTCTTAGCATCCATAGTTCTCTTTATGATGTCAATAACTTTGCTTTGGCCTGAGTTTGGTGATTCAGGAGTTTCAATTGTGAATAAAATGTCATCAAGTGAAAGCAGGTTTTCTTCTGCTGCTCGAGTTATTCTCATCACCCAAGTATCACTATGCTCCATCATTTTTCCTGGTTCAGCTTGAGTGAATGCCAGAGGTTTGATGGCACATTGGATCCTGTCATGCTTCTTGGCGACCAATGGCATTGAGAACTTTGCGAAATACCCATCAATGGTTGCTTGTTTGAAGACGTTCTTCAATCCATCTATTCTATCGATACTTCGTTTTAGCTCTCTGGCTAGAACATCTTCACGGCGCTCTTTTGTGTAGTCAGAGTGGTTTACATATTTATTGTAAATGCGGGCCAGCTCTTCTTTTGGGTTTTCGCTGAGAATCACTCTCGTAGAACTGAACTGAAAAATTGATTCTTTTTTGTTTGTAAAATATCTGAAGAATTGTGCAAGTTGTTGATGTCCAACAATCTGGGTCGCATGCATTTTTGCGAACTGTAGTTCTCTTTGTATTGAGTCTTTTGCTACAGGGAAAATACAATCATCATGGAAAAAATTCTTTACACGAGAGTCATTTCGCTTTGTGAGCTGGAAATCAAAGTAATTTTCTTTTGGCGCGCACAGAAGTACGCCTATGTTTGCGAACTCTTCAGTCTCCGCATAAGGCGCATAGCGAACGATGCTATATAGGCATGGAGTTGTCATTCTATTGCGCTCCAAAATTCATCACAATCACCTTTGTCTAGCGTAGTGCAGACAAAAGGTAAAAACTCCTCATCTACTATCCACTCTTCTGGAATTTCGTCAAGGATAGCAGGAAGCTTGTGTAAACTGTTAACGACCCTCTGGCGGTACTCTACGCGATCCACTAAATCATATTGCCATTTGCGGTTACCAGGGCCGTACACGTGCACAGAAAAATCTTCAGGTCCAGCATTCTGATCAAATGAGAGATTATGGTCAATCAGATAATACTTATCGTTACTGATGTCATAAAGGATGTTAACGTTTCCACCTTTGTCAGTAAGCGTTCTGTCTGCATTTAATATCCATTTATCAAAAACATAGATTAATTTTTGCTGTTCGACTGGGATGATCGTTTCGTTTCTTGACTGCGTAAACGTTAACGCTATTGCACCGTCAATGAACAATGAAGCAAAGGCATATCCTGTACAAATTTGTTGCTGCAGATCAGGTGAGTACTCTATAAGTTCCTCTGGCACAAATACGATTTTAAAGTCAGGTAAAGGAAGGCCGATATCATTAGCCAAACACGCCGAAATGAACTCAGCTAAGAGATTTTTCGGGGGCATTGATGGTTTTGACTTCAAAACATACAACTGCCCATCATCACATTTGCAAAGAAATGGCTGAGTGGAACCTTCATTGATGCGACGTATTACCTCAACGACATTAGGTATTGCACTATTGCTGCTCGCTACGCACTCCATCACTAACCCTTATGTGATTCAAGTCTTCCATCTCATTACTCCGCATCTCAAAGAGCGGTTTAACACTGCGTGTTTAAAGAAAAACAACAGGCCTATTGCTGTAACTGTTTTTTAGCCTCACTTTAACCATGCTTCCTATATGTCTGAGGCATACTCCCAATAACTTTCCCAAAGATGAACACTCGGTTCATCTCGTCTTTCTCGATCGGATCCCACGGTGAGTAGCTCTTGTTATCAGAGATAACCAGCAGCTTATCCTTCATCATTTGCAGGCGCTTTACATGGGCAGTGTCGTCGTACAGAAACGCATAGATACCATCACCGTCGAAAGATTTAACAGTGATATCAACGAACAGCAGATCACCTGGTTCGATCGTTCCTGACATGCTGTCACCGCGTACGTTAATGATGCGGATATTTTCTGCCTTCCTGCCATCGAACATGTGACGAGCATCGTCAAACGAGTACTCAACCGAGCGTAGGACTTCTACAAACTCACGGTTGATGACACCCGGCCCAGCACTGACTTCTATATCAAGAACGTCAATCTTGAAGTATTTGGAATGGTTGACAGCAGGCTTTCCTGATTGTTGACCGTCATTTCTCATCGGGCCTATGCCTGATGAAAGCCACTCTGTTCGAACACCCAATGCATTAGCTATTTCAACAATTTTTGTTGAGCCGCGCGCGTTGCCGCTTGTCAGTCTCCAGATTGTGGGTTGAGCTACGCCAGACGCCTTTGCAAGAGCGCCTTGAGACATTCCAGATTGTTCCATCGCTAGGTTTAAGCGATCAGCAAGAGTTTCTTTTTTCATAAGTTTTAATTTATACGCTTGCGTATTGATGGTCAAAACACGTTTTGCTATTGCTTGGTTTAATACGCATTGCTATTATCTATTCGTTGCAATACCAATAGGAATTGATGATGACAAATCAGACCATTCAACTCGCAATCAGTATTACAGGTAGTCAAAAACGACTGGCAGATCTATGCGGTGTAGCCCAACCCACTGTTTGGCGTTGGCTACACGGTGGCGGAATTGATGCCCGCTATGTAATGAAAATTGTCTCAGCCACTGGTGGAAAGATTAAACCAGCAGATATTCGTCCCGACCTCGCACCATTGTTTAACGCGAGTAATTCTGCCGCCTAATCTGCGGCGTTAACTGATAAGGCAATTACTATGCAACCACTTACATACCAACAGACTAGCGGATTTAGCCCGACTGCGGTGATAAATCGTTCTCAAACAAAACAGGCGCCAGGCCACGAAAAAATCCGTGATGCCGTCCGCGCCTGGTCGGCTGCAGATAATCAGGATGTTGTTGCCGCACTCATTGTGAATGAGTATCGGGAGCAGGGCGGCGGCACCATCGATTTCCCTGATGATGTCAGCCGTGCACGCCAGAAGCTGTTCCGCTTCCTCGATAACAAATTCGATTCTGAAAAATACCGAAATAACGTGCGTGAACTGACCCCGGCAATTCTGGCGGTACTACCGCTGGAATATCGCGGCCACCTGGTTGAGCAGGATAGCTTCATGGCTCGGCTGGCTGAAATGGAAAAGGAACTCAGTGAGGCAAAACAGGCTGTCATTCTCAACGCACCACGCCACCAGAAACTGAAGGAGATGAGTGAAGGCATTGTGTCGATGTTTCGTGTGGACCCGGATCTGGCTGGTCCACTGATGGCGATGGTCACCACCATGCTGGGGGCAATATGACAGGTTCAGAAATGGCGAAAGCCGGTCTGCGCGAACAGAACCGACTTTCAGGTGCAAATCGTAACACACTCATTGCGGGAGGAATTATGGCAAACACTGCTGAGATATTCAATTTTCCAGTGCCGGATGTGGCACAAAAGGAGCCGCGCGTGGCAGATCTCGATGATGGTTATACGCGCATTGCAAATGAGTTGCTGGAAGCTGTAATGCTGGCCGGATTAACACAGCACCAGCTTCTGGTCTTCCTGGCTGTCATGCGCAAAACATATGGCTTTAATAAAAAACTGGATTGGGTGAGCAACGAGCAACTTTCCGAGTTAACCGGGATATTGCCGCACAAGTGTTCTGCTGCAAAAAGCGTTCTGGTAAAGCGTGGGATTCTTATTCAGAGCGGGCGGAATATCGGCATTAATAATGTGGTCAGTGAATGGTCAACATTACCCGAATCAGGTAAGAAAAATAAAGTTTACCTGAAAGAGATAAATTTACCTGAATCAGGTAAGAAAAGTTTACCCAAATCAGGTAAAGGCACTTACCCGAATCAGGTAAACACAAAAGACAAACTAACAAAAGACAATATAAAACCTTTTTCGTCCGAGAATTCTGACGAATCCTCTGACCAGCCAGAAAATGCCCTTCCTGTGGTGAAACCGGATGCTGCGATTCAGAGCGGCAGCAAGTGGGGGACAGCAGAAGACCTGACCGCCGCAGAGTGGATGTTTGACATGGTGAAGATCATCGCGCCATCAGCCAGAAAACCGAATTTTGCAGGGTGGGCTAACGATATCCGCCTGATGCGTGAACGTGACGGACGTAACCACCGCGACATGTGCGTGCTGTTCCGCTGGGCATGCCAGGACAACTTCTGGTCCGGTAACGTGCTAAGTCCGGCCAAACTCCGCGACAAGTGGACCCAACTCGAAATCAACCGTAACAAGCAACAGGCTGGCGTGACAGCCGGAAAATCAAAACTCGACCTGACGAACACTGACTGGATTTACGGGGTGGAGCTATGAAAAACATCGCCGCACAGATAGTTAATTTTGACCGTGAGCAGATGCGCCGGATCGCCAATAACATGCCGGAACAGTACGACGAAAAGCCGCAGGTACAGCAGGTAGCGCAGATTATCAATGGTGTGTTCCGCCAGTTACTGGCAACTTTCCCGGCGAGCGTGGCTAACCGGGACCAGAACGAACTGAACGAAATCCGCCGCCAGTGGGTGCTGGCTTTCCGGGAAAACGGGATCACCACAATGGAACAGGTTAACGCAGGAATGCGCGTAGCCCGTCGGCAGAATCGACCATTCCTGCCATCACCCGGGCAGTTTGTTGCCTGGTGCCGGGAAGAAGCATCCGTTAACGCCGGGCTGCCAAACGTCAGCGAGCTGGTTGATATGGTCTATGAGTATTGTCGGAAGCGTGGCCTGTATCCGGATGCAGAGTCTTATCCGTGGAAATCAAACGCGCACTACTGGCTGGTTACCAACCTGTACCAGAACATGCGGGCCAATGCGCTTACTGATGCGGAATTACGGCGCAAGGCTGCCGATGAACTGACTTGTATGACCGCGCGAATTAACCGTGGTGAGGCGATACCTGAACCAGTAAAACAACTTCCTGTCATGGGCGGTAGACCTCTAAATCGTGCACAGGCTCTGGCGAAGATCGCAGAAATCAAAGCGAAGTTCGGACTGAAAGGAGCAACTGTATGATGGGCAAAGAGGCAATTATTCATTACCTGGGGACGCATAAGAGCTTCTGTGCGCAGGACGTTGCTGCGGTAACAGGCGCAACAGTAACCAGTATAAATCAGGCTGCGGCTAAAATGGCACGGGCAGGAATCTTAGTCATTGATGGTAAGGTCTGGCGAACGGTGTATTACCGCTTCGCTACCAGGGAAGAACGGGAAGGAAAGGTGAGCACGAATCTGATTTTCAAGGAGTGTCGCCAGAGTGCCGCGATGAAACGAGTGTTGGCAGTGTATGGAGATATGAACTTAAACTTGCTGTGACGGTTTTCATCGGTAACACACCATGTAATCTAGCAGTCAGCTTAGAAATAGGAGCGGCAGTTAAAGATTTTTCAGTTAGTAGAAAATTACTGTTATTGCAGGGATCTAATCACCGGAGAGTCGTTCCATTTGTCTTATGATTACCTGAAGTCCGTTAGTTCGTTGGTAATCACCGTTTTTGTTAGAGAAGTAAGCATCGCTGACAAAATATTCTCAACGATGCCTGCTTTATTGCTACTACAAATTAATTAAATTGCATCTGCAAACTCTGGGGTTTTTCGCTCAGGTATAATTGATGAGTTGCTGTTGTCACTTTTTTTATTTTCATGATTACGAATAGCCAATGACTCATTAAAGTCTTTTGCGACTGCTGTCTCAATAAATTCAATTTCTGAATCAGAGTGTTTTTTAACAGCTTCTTTGATCTCATCCAGAGTAACATAGAAAAACTCTTTTCTACGATTTACAAGATTGACTCTCTTTTTATCGAAGACATCATGTAGTTTTTTTTCTAATGATGGAGCGTCCTCCGAATAAATCATGGCATGTACATCAAAAATAAAAGGAACAGATGCATCACCGAGCTCATTTACACGGTCTTGCGGATCAAGACGTCGTGTCATGCCTATTTTATAAACATTCTCCCCAAAAGAACCTATGTTCGAAATAATATAAACATGACCTTGTTTGGTTTGTTGTGCCATGGATAATGCTCTTTGATGCTTTGATTCAGCCTGCGACAAACTCTGTTCTAGTTCGGCAATGCGATTTTCGAGGCGCTGCTTCATGTCACCAGTAACTTTTTCCATTTCCTTTCTTGCAGCTTCAATTGCTTTTTTATAACGGCGCTCTTCTGCCTCTGCGTCTTGCATGGCCTTTTCTATTTCTCGTTGTGCACGCTCCTCCTCTCTCATTTGTGCCCTTATTTCTGCCTGTTCTTCTTTTTCTTTCTGTTTTTGCTCACGATATTCATGGGTAAGCCACAATTCCTCAAGTTTTTTATTGAGGTATTTAGTGTTTATATATATGTGATTTTGCTCGTTTAGTTTATTTATGGCCTCAAATGCCTTTGTGATGCGTTCTTCCATTTTAGTGATGTTTTTCCACGTGCAATTGCTAATTGCAGCATCACATTCATTATTAAATGCTCTAGTAGTTAGCCTGATATTTCTGTCTGTCATTTTTTTACCCTCTGCTCGAGAGCCTTCAACAGTCCATTGGGTTGTACAATATACTGCGCCAGAGTGGGTTTTATCCCGCAGCATTAATTTCTGTTCATCCCTGATGGATTTTATTTTGTTTTTAAATTGCTCTGAATCTTCAAAATTAAAATGAGGTTCGTAAAATCCTAGTTCGGCTAGCTCAACATCTTCTGAATAAATAGAAATTTGCCTTACTAGTTTATCATATATTTCTTTCTTCTCTTTATAAGTTCTTCTTAGCTCTTGGATTTGTTTATTGATACCATCCATTTTTTCAATGGTGTTTGTTAGTTCATTATTGGCATTTTCTTTTACTTTTAGGGATTCTTCTTTTATTATGGAGCATTCTTGCTCTGTTTTCTCAATAAGCTTCTTACATTCTTCTTCTACATTAAAATAATCTGCAAAGCGAGATTTGTATTCTTCATTTTTTTGATTGCTATCACTTAATTCTAATTGTATTTTTTTGATGCGTTTGATTGCAGCTATATAAAGAACAAGAACAACCAATAAAAATATGATTGCAAGTAATAGAGGAGTTTGAGTCATTCGTGCTATTCCTTACGGACAATTTAAGACGTTTTGTATTAAATCCTGTTCAATGTGTATGCGGGTGATTGCTACCGCTTACAATCTTCATAATTATCAGTTAGATAGACTCGCTAGTAAATAATTTCATTTTTTGCAATATTCTTATTGAATATTTCAATTTATGAAATGAACTCTTTATCCTTTCAAGGCGAAAGGTTTCTTCTTCGGAAATATTTGCTCTCGTGTGACGTATAAAGACCTTTGATTTTCAAAAATCAGTAGGGAATAATATAGTTACTGTCGGCCTGAACACCCGGTGGTGGGGTTGCGCTAAACGGGGACGTTTATGCGCACATACAATCCAAACTCTCTTCTCCCTTCACAGATGCAGAAATGCACCTGCGATTTTTTGCATCCTGCGTTTGACCTCTGCGGAGGTGAAGCGTGAACCTCCCACAAGACGGCATCAAATTACATCGCGGCAACTTCACCGCTATCGGCCAGCAGATCCAGCCTTATCTGGAGGAAGGCAAATGCTTTCGCATGGTGCTTAAACCGTGGCGGGAGAGACGCAGTCTTTCCCAGAATGCACTTAGCCACATGTGGTACAGCGAAATCAGTGAATACCTCATCAGCAGGGGTAAAACGTTCGCCACTCCAGATTGGGTAAAAGATGCTCTCAAACACACTTATCTCGGTTATGAAACCAAAGAACTGGTTGATGTCGTATCCGGTGAGATCACCACTATTCAGTCATTACGCCATACCTCCGATCTTGATACCGGAGAGATGTATGTCTTCCTGTGTAAGGTTGAAGCCTGGGCGATGAATATTGGCTGCCACCTGACTATTCCGCAGAGCTGCGAGTTCCAGCTGCTGCGCGACAAGCAGGAGGCGTAATGGCTACACCGCTTATTCGTGTCATGAGCGGACACATCTACAGAGTACCAAATCGTCGTAAGCGTAAGCCTGAGCTGAAACCATCCGAAATACCAACACTGCTCGGATATACCGCCAGCCTGGTTGATAAAAAATGGTTGCGACTGGCAGCAAGGAGGAACCATGGCTGATTTGAGAAAAGCAGCGCGTGGTCGGGAATGCCAGGTAAGAATCCCTGGCGTATGTAATGGCAATCCTGAAACGTCTGTACTGGCACATATCCGGCTGGCTGGATTGTGCGGCACCGGTATTAAACCGCCAGACCTGATTGCCACCATTGCATGTTCTGCCTGTCACGATGAGATCGACCGTCGCACGAATTTTGTTAACGCTGGATATGCAAAAGAATGCGCGCTGGAAGGTATGGCGAGAACGCAGGTTATCTGGCTGAAAGAGGGGGTAATTAAGGCGTGAATACTTACCACATCACACTACCCTGGCCGCCGAGCAATAACCGCTACTACCGCCATAATCGCGGGCGCACACACATCAGCGCAGAAGGGCAGGCATACCGCGATAACGTCACCCGAATCATTAAAAACGCAATGCTGGATATCGGCCTGGCTATGCCAGTGAAAATCCGTATTGAGTGCCACATGCCGGATCGCCGTCGCCGTGACCTGGATAATCTGCAAAAAGCCGCTTTTGACGCACTCACCAAAGCAGGTTTCTGGCTGGATGATGCTCAGGTCGTTGATTACCGCGTTGTGAAGATGCCTGTTACCAAAGGTGGGAGGCTGGAACTGACCATCACCGAAATGGGGAATGAATGATGTTTGAGTTTTATATGGCAGAACTTCTTCGCCACCGCTGGGGGCGTCTGCGCTTATATCGTTTCCCCGGTTCTGTTTTGACCGATTACCGAATACTGAAGAATTACGCCAAAACCCTGACAGGAGCAGGAGTATGAAGTCAGAGATAACAATCAACTAATACTGTTTTGTTGATTTTTGCTTGTAATTGGCGTTCTGGTCTGATTTTTGTGGAGTAAGTTGATGCGTGATATTCAGATGGTTCTTGAGCGTTGGGGAGCGTGGGCGGCTAATAATCATGAAGATGTGACCTGGTCGTCCATTGCCGCCGGTTTTAAGGGATTAATTCCTTCAAAAGTAAAATCTCGCCCACAATGTTGTGACGATGACGCGATGATCATTTGCGGGTGCATGGCCGTCTGAAAAAGAACAACAGCGATTTGCATGATTTATTGGTGGACTATTATGTCGGCGGCATGACGTTTATGGCGCTTGCACGTAAACATGGGCGATCTGATTGTTGGGTTGGCAGGATGCTCCAGAAAGCTGAGGGCGTAGTGGAGGGTATGCTGATGGTGTTGGATCTCCGATTGGAGATGGATGCTGATTGTTCGAAATAATTAAAGGAAAAGTTGCTGTCTGATTGTCATTAGTCTAACATTTTAAATGTTGGAATCGCAACGTAGTTATTATCATATAACAGCTTGTTTCCTGATTTAGCCAGCCTCCCCAAAGGCTGGTTTTTTTCTAATAAGTATCATTTCGGGTAGGGATTTTATTGTTTAACCCATAATAATTCATTGACATTGAATCCCAACTTTTGAGCGGTTCGCACATAGTCTGCTTTTACTTTATCTGGAATAGTTGAGGTCCTTGCCAGAATCCATAGGTATTCTCTGTTCGGACCACTGACAAGAGCATACTTATACTCATCATCCAGTTTGATTACATTATAGCCACCATAGAAGGGGCCAAAAAACGAAACCTTCAACGCTGCAGTTTTAGTATCTCCAGTAAAGTATGCTTTACCTTCGCTCTCGCTCCATTTATTTTTCGTTGGATCGTATCCACGGTTAAGTACACGAATCCCTCCGTCGTTCCGTTTTCCATAAGTAGCGCTGACCTGTTCCAGACCACGTTCGAACCGGTTCTCGAGGCGAGCTATTTCATACCATTTTCCGAGGTAGCGGTTGGCGTCAAAATTTGTAATCGGCTGCACACCTTTAGGTGGTGTCGGGGCCTTACATGCTATAAGAGTGAAAGAGAGCGCAATGCCAGTCAACACAGGCCATAACTTCATAATAAATCCTGTACTTTTGATAGTTGAGAGTAAGTATGAAAGATAGATGATTACGACCGATCACTTAAAGAACTTTCATACTATATTAGGAATAGTCCATAACAGAAAAATTGTCAGTGATGACGCCAGAAAGGCAATTTATTCCGTGCACTACACAGTTTATGTGTTAATGAATTAGTCAAGGGGGAGGATATGATAAAAAAACCTGTGATTGGAATCAGCGGTTGTTTGGCCGGTTCTGCTGTTCGTTTTGATGGTGGTCACAAAAGAGCTGACTTTTTAATGGACAAATTAGTGGAATGGGTAACATTCAGACCAGTATGTCCGGAAATGGCTATAGGGCTGCCAGTTCCGCGTCCTGCTCTACGTCTTGTGCGCTCGACGCAAGGAAATATACGGATGTGTTTCAGCCACGACCAGAATGAGGATGTGACAGAGAGAATGACAGAGTTTAGTCGTTCTTATATGGACAAATTAAAGGATGTATCGGGGTTTGTGGTTTGTGCTAAATCTCCCAGCTGTGGCATGGAGCGCGTGCGTGTCTATGATGAAAATGGTAATCGAGGTCGTAAAGATGGAGTGGGACTATTTACGAGCACTTTGATGGAAAAGTTTTCCTGGCTACCGGTTGAAGAGGATGGGCGATTACATGATCCAGTGCTTCGTGAGAATTTTGTTGAAAGAGTTTTTGCTTTGCATGAGCTCAATCACCTTTACAAGGAGAAATTATCAAGAAGAGAGTTATTGGCTTTTCATAGTCGTTATAAGCTTCAGTTGTTGGCGCATAATCAGACAGGCTATAAAGATATGGGACCATTTGTGGCTGCAATACACGAGTGGGCGGATCTTGAATCATACTTTGAGGTGTATCGTGATAAGCTGATGGCGATTCTCAGAAAACCTGCATCACGTAAAAATCACACGAATGTGCTGATGCATATACAGGGGTATTTTAGTAACTACTTAAGTACACGCCAGCGTAAAGAGTTGAGCGAGGTTATACTTAACTATCGTTCTGGCACATTACCTCTTCTTGCGCCGTTGACTCTGCTGAAGCATTATCTGGGTGAGTATCCTAATGATTACTTGCTTACACAGAATTACTTCGATCCCTATCCGGACGAACTGGCTCTAAGACTGATGGTAAATTAATTGTATGCGATATCATCCAAAAGGATGAGTTCCTGCATACAGGATATTTACAATCGTAAAAACTACACTATGATACCCAGAGTGTCAGTTTGTATAAAAACTCTGTTTACGCTGAAGAAACAATTGAGATGCAACTTAAAGTTGGTAAACATGCCAGTCAAAATATATAATATTATGATTCCACGCAGCTATATATAATATAACAGATTGGTTTAATAATTTGTCTTTGTGAGTTAAATACATAATTTTATACTTGTGATGCAATGAAATTTTCCTTATTGTTGAACTGGCGAATATTGATTTTTTGATCCTACCCACGTAATATGGACACAGGCCTAAGCGAGGTTCTTGTTTTCAAATTGTTCCGGACTGAGGCCGCCACA